ACTCCACCGAATATGACCCGGATGGATCCAAGGTGAGTGGGTTTGGTACGTCGTTTGAAACGCGATTGGATGTACCCACACCGAAGAAAGTAGGTGTTCGCATCCTGGCGTTGCTCACCATTGCGGGTGGTGACGCATCCATGGGCACGGACTTCTTCCAAGGTGAATGGAATGCCACTGACGTATTCGATGGTATCGAACTCCTGGTCACCGACATTTTAAGAGCCGGTACGGCCCTCAACGAAAGTGTCTGGCGAACAGCTGAGTTTGACATTCTGCGAAGCTTCTTCCGCATGAATGAAAACATTACTCAGGCTCTAAACAACGTCTCTGAAGAAGAGCGCAAGGCCATCGTTGAGATTTGGGAAAAGACCAGTCCTAACATCTATGACGAAGATGGGGAAATTATTCCCAAGACCTTTGAAGTGTTTGCAAATCGATTTGAAAACGATGAAGCACACTTCCAGGAACTTTATCGCCAGCAGCGAAGGGGTTGGGATCGTCTTGTGGCTGAAGGTCCGCATACCATGCTTCAGATGGGTGGTGGTGGCTCATTCATCACGCCTGTACCGGAAGCTCGAGCTGCCGAACTTACGCTTGAGGAAGATTTTGAGCGCACCGAAACTGTTGACTTGTCTCAGGCAGGCACCCGTGAGAAAGGCCTCTACCCGGAACAGTACAAGGATCCTCGTGCTACTCGCATTGAGGATGAAGAAGGCTTGATTGATGTCATCATGGATGGCGTCCGTTGGATTGGGAAGAACACGTGGAATTCTCCCAAAGCTAAGTTCGACGAAAAAACTATGCTTAGCGCAGGTACTCGTCGACTGATCAAGGTGTTGCGAATGGCAGTGAAAGCCGGAGCCACCTACGATTCTGACAAGAGCGTGCATCCGTCTGCTATTAAAATGTACCTGCGAGCCAAGGCTGATGGCGTTCTCCAGTGGGAAAGCGACTACAGCATGGCCGAGCTGCAGCGTGCCGTAGATACCGGTACGGTATTGCGGACAGACGATTCGCCTTCTCCGGATGGCAAGCCTGTCTTCCGTAATGTACGACTCGTTGGTCGAGAAGCTAAATTTATTGGCTACAATGACCAGGACTCGACACTGAAGACTCGCTTCAATGTCACACGCATGAACACACTGGGACGTAGCGATATTATTGCTGCCCTGGACGCCGTGAGGTGGAAGAACCCGATTCATCGCATTGTTTGGCGGCGTCTGCGTAACCTGCTTCATGCGGATGTTCGAGTTACGCTCACTGAAAATATCGAAGCGTGGAATTTGTGGGCAGAAGCTACGGGTGTTACTCGCCGCTTTGGCAGTGTGGGTGGATTGAGTGTCGATCAGCGTGTAGCAGTGCTCTACGCCTCACCGTCACTCATTCTTCATGAGTTGTTGCACAGCGTGTTCACCCAACATCTGCACAACTATTCCAACAACATCAACCTTGTACCGGTTGAAATGCGTGGCCCGATTAATGACCTGTTTCAGTTGATGCAGCGGTTCTACAAGCTACCAGCCGTTGGTAATACAGCTTTTGTGCAGCAAGTGATGCGCAATCTCGAGTTCCGTGGTGACACGGCAGGTGCACTCGATGAAATGTTGGCTTACGTTCTTTCATCGGAACAGGTGATCGAGGAGAACTCTCCTGGATTGGTGACACGCATTGTCACTCGCCTGAAGCAACTTTTAGGACGCATCCTGAAGCTGGATACGCCATCCACCTTCTACGATGAAGCCTTGGATGTGTTCCGTGGCTTGACGGAGCACTATGTCCGCACAGACAGCTCAGCAGACATTGCACCACGTGCAGCCAAAGCGGGATCACCTCTGACCAGTACACTGGATCTGGCCATGGCTGCGTACAAGAAGCTGGAAGCCAGTTCAGTGCAGGGTGTGAAAATCAATACCCAAGTATTCCGCCGTGAATGGCGTTCAGTGGTGAGCATGGCCAAGCGTGCCTACAACCTATCTCCGGAACAGGAGTCCACCTTCAACTTGGTGTACTCGGTAATGCGAGTAGGCCAGCGCAGTGCTGATGTAGAACAGTTCATCACAACCACGTTGCCCAAGCATCCGCAGAAGGATCTATTCGTCAATGCCCCTGACATGGTGGCAGCAGCGATGGCCTTAGCGGCTGTTGAGCCCATTTTTGCGAATCAGCTGAATGCCCTGTGGACCAGTGAACCTAAACAGTCACACCTCAACGAGCTCATCGACAAGGCGCTAGACACCCGTCAACTCAAGACAAGTCAGGAGTTGCTCAATGAAACCCTGACACAGATGGCCATGGACCAAGAGGCTCACCACAGCTTCCTTGGCACTGGCACGGCCCGTCTGGATCGTCTGAGTCGTACTGTGCTCGAGAAGATTGGTGCCAAGGCCGATGACCTGGCTAATGATGCACCTCCGTATGTCGACCACATTCTGCGGGGCATTGCTGCCCTGACCAACACTAAGAAAGCTGAGGTGTATGGACGTGAGCTGCAGGAAGCCGTGAATACCTTGACCAATCAGCGTTGGCTTCAAAAGTTGGTAGCGGATCTGCAAGGCACTAAGGGTGATGGCAAGATCTTCCATCGGGCACACAACGCCATGATGAATGCCATTAACCGCTTGCGGAGTCAGTTCGATAATGCCTTGCCCCGGGAATTGGCCAAGCTCTTCCCGGATGACTTCCGGGGCTGGAATGACCTGTTCGAATACTTCGGTCGGCTGGACGTGGCTGCCATTGGGCCGGGTGTTAAGGAAATGTATCTGAACGACGCTGAACGTAAGCGGATGATCACTGTTCTTGAATCCAAGGTTAACAATTGGATTGATGCCAAGAATCTGGGGTACTACCTCGTTCATCGGGATATTCGGCCGGGACAAGCCCAGGAACTGTTACGGAATGCTCGAGCCATTGCAGATAACGTCAATGGGCAGCGCCAGACGGCCTCAGAGGAGCTTGTGGCCGATGTGGATATGCTGGTGACCCTGTATGCGATCGACTTCCTGGAGCCCTCTCAGAGAGCCAGGATAGGCCAATACTTCCGTGCTCACCCAGGCAGCATGGATAAGCTGCTGGGCATGCTCAAGCACGTTAAGGAAGCAGAGCAAGCCACCTACTCCAAGCAGTACCAGTACCTCTACTGGAAGGACACTCTGCCTCTGTCCACGGATCCACGCAGCAGTGTGATCATTGCCAATGCGGTGGATGGGGCTCGGATGGAGAAGCTGGGCTTCATAAAGGGGCCGGCGTACCGGAAAACGGCTGGTGATCCGGAAACCCTGCATTACTACACCCGGCACTATTCTCCGCCGCCTGTGTTCACGCAGGGCATTGTTGCAACCGTGCAACAGACCGGGATGGGTATCAACTACGCCACAGCGGCATCAGTGAGCCCGCTGGTCGGTACCTTGATCACCGACAAGAAGATGATTTCGTACATCCAGCGTAACCGAGGACTGAACAGCAGCCTCAGCCCCATTTACAGCTTCGATGGTGAACTCATTGGCTATGAACGGCTGTTAGATCCCAAGATCGTTCGTCCGAACGTCAAGGGCGATAACACCCTGCTTCACGTGGCCATTGGTAAGCGGCTGGGCCGCATTGCCGAGGAAGGCATTGCTAAGATGGTGAACGAAGAAGCCGTCAAGGCCATGGTGGCTCAATGGGAAGAGGGCAAAGCCAAGAATCAGGTCAATGAATACGAGGCTGTTGACTCGAGCAGTGACAAGCAGGTAGCTCGAGCGTGGGAAGTGATTCCGGCTGACATGAAGGAAGCTCTCCAGAAAGCCTTCAATGGGCCGGTGATGATCCGGAAGGATCTGGTGGAATCCACCATTGGCTACCACAACCCCGGGGCTCTGGAGATCTGGACGGGTGATGCTTCCCTGGATCCAGATACCCGGAAAGCCATTATTGGCCTCGTCCAAACGATCTTCATGGGTCCAAAAGGCATGCAGCGATTCCTGAAAGCCGAACAGGCACTCAAGGAAGGTGTGGCTTTTGCCAAGGACACGATCATCGTGCGTAGCTTGTCTGTGCCGTACAACAATGCTATCGCTGCCGTGCACATCGTCCTGTCCAACGGTGTGCCCATTACCAAGGTAATGAAGTGGTATCGGCAAGGCATGCGTGAGATACAGGCATTCAACCGGCTTGAGCGGGAAAGAGTGCAGTTGATGGTGCAGATTGCCGGCACTGACAACCCCACTGAGAAGGCTCGGCTGCAGGCTATCCGACAAAGCAAGATTGAAGCCATCCAGCGGTTAAGCATCTACCCGCTCATTGCTGCCGGTGATCTCAGTGACCTGCCGGAAGGTCTGGAAGATACGCCTTCACACACCTACCTAGGCGACCTGGGTGAATGGGTGAACAACCATCTCCGTGAGAGGGTTCATCCCAAGGCACCGACCTACTTGGCCAATGCCCTGTTTGCCAAGGACAGCACGTTGCATGATGCGATGTCAAAGGCCATTCAGGCCGGTGATTTCCTGGCTCGCTATGCCATCTACCAGAACATGATGGAAAACGGCGCTCAGCAAGAAGATGCCATTGATGAGGTGAGAGATGAGTTGGTGTCCTACCAGACCAATCCTGGACGGATGCGTGCTGGTTTGGAAACGTACGGCATGTTGTGGTGGAGTCAGTTTACGATTCGTGCACAGAATGTGATCTTGAATCGCTTCCGCAAGAACCCCTTCTCGTTTATGGTTTCTCAAGGGTTGGCGGGAATGGCGGGAACGCCTGGGCCGATGGATGGCTTCATTACAGAACGTGGTTTTGACACATCAATCGGTGTCGACAACGTATTTACATCACCGAGTGCCTATATCTGGTGGAAAGCTTTCTAGCCAGACCAGGTGTTACTGCTTTCGTCGTAGACGACGCCATCATCGTCCTCGAGCTCGTTATCACTGGCTGCCAGATTGGGATCGACAGGCTCAGCTCCATGCTGAAGAAGCAATGGATTGATCTCGTTTTCAACCTCAGTCCGTAGCTCTCGAAGGCGTCGCTCGATATCGCCGTAAAATTCGAAGATGACACTTCGACGATTGCCGAGATATTTCTCAGCCAGTTCAGTAAGCGTCATGGCTTGAATGTTTCAGCCCAGGTAGCTACGTCACAACCGTAACGTTCAATAATGACAGCTGCACGTGTGCCTCTGAACGAGACACCACACTGCAGTCCTTTATCCAGAGCAGTTTGTGCAATTGAAATCTGGCGAAGACGTTCAGATTTACTGGCACTCTTTTTCATGCTCAGATCACACACGGTAGCCAAGGTGCAATCAGTTATGTAGGCCACTATGTCTTCAGGACTACGGATTTGATGTTGCATCATTTGTCATTCGTCGTGTGTTGACAGGGAAAATGTTGTCCACAATGAGGACAACGATATCGATAGGGCCTACACTTTTTGAGGGCGTCTTCGCGGCGTATTTGCTGGAGCTGCTCGAGGCTCATTCCTTTCGGCAGCCTTGTTTTGGTACTCACTCGCCCAACGCTCATGAATCGCATTGGATTCAGCCTCATGGAGTGGACATAGAGACACCCAGGCTTCTCGATGAAGCTCGGCTACACAACCACATTTGAACTTGACGGTTTTCACGGGATCATTGGAGCGTAATGGGTATTACGAGTCCAGAACTCTCCAGTGACATGGTTCAGAGCCTGAACAGGAGAAGTACGGGCGGGAGTTTCACCATCACCAGTTACACGAGTGTATTGGGGATGATTGATTGGATAGCAGAGGGCTGGATGACCAATCTGGATTTGGTGGGGCCTGTCCGCTCGATAGAACACCAGGGGACGCTGGTCATTTGAAGAATGCATTGGGATGCTGCTCCCGCACTTTATCTGAGATTTCTCGAATATAGCGGCGCATCTGAATCAACTCAAGTGGCATAGGATGGACTGTCCCATTCTCATCAACGTTCATGCGAGCATGAATACTGCCAATGTCCCCCAGGATCCGGTGGCAAAGTTGGTCTACTTTGAGGGCTTCGTTGATGTTCATAGACTGCTCGCATAAATCTCGTACAGCAGCTTGCCATCCTTGTCTCGAGCCTGAGTCGTACCTAGCTCATAGCTGTGCTCAATGGCCAAACCACGGGTGAGGTAGTGCCACTCGCCTGCTGTGTAATTGACTGCCTTGCCAGTAGTACAGTCAATGCCCGGGATGAAGTCTCCCGGGCGATTGATCATGGCCATGGTCAGATGATTCCCATGCGCCGATCGGCCAGACGGAAACCAAGGAGCGGCCACACCTGACGGATGGCATCCTTGCGAGCGAGCTCACGGCCCTTGTTCTCGTCGTAGAGCTCCGGATAGACACAGGCGCTCTTGCCGACGACAGTGAAGCCGTTACGCAGCTCGAGAGCACAGATCGTGGTGTTGTGCAGGGAGCTGTTCTCCGATGCCTTCACTGCACCACCGAGATTCCGGTAATACTCGTTCACAATCTCGCTCTCGATGTCGATCTCGGTTACACGCGGAGCGGTGTTCGGATCAACAGCGGCAACGGACAGGGCCATTTCTGGCTCTTCCTGGAGATGGGCCAGGGTGATGCCCACGTCCACCTCATCCAACACTGCCAGACCTTCCAGGCCACCCTTGATTCGGGCCTGACGGAAGATGTCGGGATGGTCGGTGATGAGCTGATCCAGCTGATCGTATGTGGCTGCGCTGGGAATGATACCGACGAGGCGATCAAAGCTCGCACGGCGGTAGTTGTTGTTCTGCAACCACTGCAGAACTTCGATGAGAAGCTTGTTCATGTCAACCTCGGTTAGTAGTCGTCGTCGTCATCAGGATAGTCGGGTTCCTGGTCTTCGTAATCGTCCTGAGCTTCGTCACGAAGACTTTCCAGTTGAGCGTCAGAGAGCATGTGGGTGATGTCTCGCCCGTCGCACATCACTCTTATCTCGAGTTCGGCTGGCTCAGCAGGCTCGCCTGCACAAGCATAAGTGGGGCCACTGGCAGGACGGCCAGCGAAAATGCACTTCCACTCAACCTCACAATCGAGGGTGATTTCGGCATTGAATGTTCCGGTTTTCATGCGACTGTCGCTCCTTCACTCACAAACAGTGCTTTCGCCTGTTCTAGAGTGTAACGGGAATTCTTGAGCTCAATGTCTTGTGGAAGCTGTTCAAGGATGTCAACTGAATCCTTGAGCGTTGAGCCCATCACAGCGCGAATGCACTTGACGATGGCCACCTTGTTTTTGCCGTACGATAGTAACTTAAATGTTACTGGATCCTTCTTGGCTGGTTCCAAGCGAGCAGCTGGAGCCAAAGGAGTCTGGGCAAGCTGTTCATGCTGTTCCTGAGAGAAAGCCAAGCTGCGCCAGCTGAGTGCGTTGCACTCGATCAGGATGGCTTCGTTGATTGGAATCATTCGGAGCACGTCTTGCTTCTGTTCGAAGTCATAGACATATGTCTGTACTGACGTGATTCCACGAGCCTTGGCAGCAATCAAATCCTGAAGATCAAGCAAATGCCTGCCGATGCAATCCAGATGCTGAGTGGAGATGTAGCGCAGGTGAACCAATGCGCCATCGTTGTACTTGGCTCCACCGATGTACGAGTGCTTGGAAACACCAGCCAGAGCTGCAGGAAAGTAGGAAAGGCAGCCACTCGAGATGGGGTAGTGATACCGCATCTTCGAATCGTTTGGAAGAGTTTTCATGGAAACCCTAGAGATTAGAAGGAAGATGAAAAGAAGAGTGGTCGTAGGGATCATTCCCCGTCAACTCTCCAAACTTCAAGAGAAAGCGGTGGTAAATCGTCTTGGGAGTGTGTTCCACAATCTCAAACGATTTCCCATCACGAACGCTCATCTCGAGATAGGCAGCTTGTCGGTCATAAGTTTTGACCTTTTCAAGCTCATGGCAGGTGGAGCCAAAGTGAGCAACGATCATTCTGCTGCAATCGTGTTCACGACGATTGTACTCAGCCAGCTCAGGAAGCTTCTTGAGGTGATAATTCACATCCCCAAAGACATACTCCGCAGCGTCATGAAGCAAGCCAGCCAGGACGGTATTGGGCTTGTGCCCATCCTTGGCCATCATGCTGGCAACCAGCAGACTGTGCTGAGCAACGCTGTAATGGAATGGGAAGGCTCCCGTGTATCTACAAAGTAGAGACAAGTTGTGAGCGATGTCGCGGATGTCCAAATCGATTGGACGCAAATTCAGCGGGTCGACATGTCTTCCCGACTTAACAAGTTTCAACATGGATGAGTTCCTATAGCCTGAACTTACCGTCGATGTAGTCAATCAGCTGACCTTTTCCATCGGCGTTCGTCAGGCCATCGGCATTTGTCCAAGAACTTGGGCCACGAGTGTAGTCTGCGAAAAGACGGGTAGCCGTCCCTACTCGTTTGGCTCCTTCGAAGATTTCCTTCGAGTGACCATGACCGGTCCAGCTCTTCACGCCAATCCTCGCCAGATTGCGTACAGAGCCTTTGGAACCATTCGGGCCACTGTCCCCATGCATGGCATGCTCAATGCCGCCCAGCATCAAGCTATCGCGTCCTGAGAGGATATGGACCCGCTTACCAAGGTTCATCTTGCTCAGGTGAAGTGCCAAGGCATCAGGGTAGTTGGTTCCCCAGGGCTCAAGCGTACAGCCTTCAGCCATCTCAGCTACGGTGTGACCAAGCCAAGCCAGATTCACAGGACTGACATGGGGAATGGCCTTGAGGCCACCCTTCATGAAAGCCAGGGCTGCTCGAGTGGCCATGTCGTCGTGGTTCGAAGCCACCACGTAGATATTCATCTTCGGGTAGCGGTCCCGGATGCCTTCCAGGTACATGCCGCACTCATCCATTTCTTCACCGATTGAATCTTTCTGAGCCAGTCGAGTCGACAACCAGATCATTGGATTCTTGTCGTGATGGGGATTGCAGCTGTACGCATCGAGTAGGTCATGCTCAATCCAATTCTGGCACTGGATCGTATCCAGGAAGCCGCCTTCACGATGACGAGCGTCATGCACCATGGGATCGATGAAGCGCACATGAGTATCGCCACCAATGCCTGCCAAGGCAGGAGGAGCTTTCTGATGGCCACTGATGTAGTAGGCGTCATCCAAATCTAAGACACGTCGAGTGGACTCTTTGTAGTACAACTGACGTAACCAGAAATGACGCCCGTTGTCTCCCAGTTCAACCAGGAGAGCACCGAGCACGTGATGAAATTCAGCCGTCTTGCCTGCACGACTGGCAGTGTAGTTTTCGACAGTACACGCACCGGTTGTAGTGATGGTTTTGGCCATCTTACTCTGCGGTGTAGCCACCGATCGAAGACGCATCTTGGTATGGCCAAAGATGCCAGAGAAGTCTCCACTCACTCCGTCCATTCCTGCCAGCGGATCAACAGCCGTTGGCTGCAGCTGATAATCGCCCATCACAACGAGGTTGCGATTGAGCTGCAAACGCTGGTTCCACAGGTAAGGAGTGACGGCAGGAGCCCACCATTCCAGATTGCGTTGGCTTCCAGAGAACACCGAAGTCGGGTTCTTGTAGCGCATCGGAATGACGAGAATTTCAGCCCGAAGATGCTTGGCTGCTGTCTGTAGACAGGCCCAGAAATCTTCGTGGATTGGGGTACCGTTCTGGGCTGCGGTGATGATGAAGCGATTACACCCTCGACGCAGATCCCTGGAAAGGATTGTCTGAGGGGTCTGCAGGACGTAGGCCGGATTGAATTGCTGGTCTACGTCATCAAGGGTGAGTTTGCTCATAGTCCGAGACGCTCCCGCACTTTGCGTGCAAAGGCTTCAGTGCCGCACCACAATGTCTTGGGCTTGCCACCGTCACGAACGACGACCTGGAAGCCTTCGAACTGTTCGGAGAACTGTGCCAACTGAACAGTTGTTACGTTGGCTTCGCGTTGGAAGTTCATCGCAGTCATTGCATGATCACCAAGCTTGGCAAGACCAGCACGAATGCGAGCAGGAATGATGACGTTTGGATTGAACTGCTTGTCCAGGTCGTCCATAGACATTGCACCATTCGTCGTCTGCTTCGGTTTACGTTTGGAAGGCATACACACTCTCAGATGAGTTGCTTTTCGAAGTAGTGCACATCACTCCCATAACCACACCATCCTCGAGGAGAAGTTGCGAACTTGAAGCCGCAACGGAGCAAATTGATGATGCTGGGATAGTTGTGCAGCAAAGTGTACGTGACAGCGTAGAAAGCTCCTTGTCGTTTGGCCCAGCGAAGACGATGTTGAATCATCTTTCTTTGCAGGCCCTTCACCTCGCAGTGCGGCATGATAATCGCATAGCTGAGATAAACATAGCCTTTTTCAGGGCGAAACACGGCAGAAGTCAATCCAACCGTTTGTTTACCGTGGGTTAACAACCAATAGGTGTGGTCGTCTCCTGGCCACTTGTCACTGTTGTGGTGGGCCAGCTGGAATTCATCCCACAGCTCACGTACCTCTTCAAGATCGTCCGTAAGTTGGATTCGCACCTTAACGCCCTCCTGCTATGAGGGACTACTGTACGAACACTCCTATGATCTTGGGAATTAAGGAAAGGCCCCTTTCGGGGCCATTCCTGCCGGTTGCACGAGGTAGGAGAAGGGGCCTAGTCACCAGCTCTACGTGTTGCATCTTGGTTCGGGGTACACGACGTAGTTGTACAAGCGCCCCTTTGGGGCTGTCCCGCCAGGTGATGAGCCTGGGTCAGCGTCTCTTACGCCAGTTGTGGGTTAATACCACACGCACAACCGTGGTAGCCACTGCAATGAGCACGCTTCTCCCGAGATATGCCCACATCAGCCACCCCCGAATAACGGGGCGGCAGGCGTCTCAGGAGGCGGCTCGTCCGGAGGCACTTCCTCCGGAGTTAAGGTTGCAGGATCGACGAGAGGTTCCGTTACATACGGAATGTGGGCATCATTCGGATCCACCGTCTTAGGTGGCTCCGTGACCACTGTCACCTTCGTCGACTTGGGTGCCTTGGCTTCGATGAGTTCCACTTCCGCGAACACCGTGTAAGGAACTCGGGTATAGCGGAAATCCACACCCAGAATGTCGGATTGAACTCCGACACTCCGGAGGTGGTTGATCACAGCCGTCGCCAAGGTTTCTTGGTCGAGGGTGATCTTCATCGCTTAGCCTCCGCCAAACAGCGAAGGCTTGCCAGCCGCAGCAGGCGTTGCAGGAGCACCAGCCGCAGCAGGAGCGACCGGACCCTTGGCGGTCTTGTCGATCACCTTTCCGTTGAACTCCTTGACCCATGCGGCCATGAACTCAGCGGGAGCCTGGGCGTTGTACTCGGCAGCCGTCTGATCGGTCTGAACGTGGAACACACGAGTAATCGTGTTGAACTCGCGGATTTCGGCAGTCGGAACGTAGTTCCCCGCCTGATCCTTCGCGTTCTTGTTCTCACGGTGGAACTCGATGCCGAGCTTCACCGGCTGACCGACGAGCTCAACAGCCACGTCGACTTCGGTTGGAACTTCTTTCCGCTGATCGAAGTTGTAGATCTTCACCAGCTTCTTCTCGAAGACGAGCTGGGGGATCTCCTTGCCAGCCGTCAGCTTGGCAAGTGCGTTGACGAGCGAATAGCCCGGGAGCGGGAACTTCTTCCCGTCCTTCGTGTACGTCACACCGCCTGCACGGTTGGTGACGTAGATGGTGTCACGCACCTTCTTGCCATCGATATCGACGACGAGGTTGAAGGCCGTGGCACCACCCGGCGACTTTGTGAGATAGGCCACGTCGAGCGTGCCTGTGTAAAGGCCGGTGGGAAGGAGAGTACGTCCACCAAGGACATCCTTTTCCTTTTCCGAGCCCTGCAGCTCAGCAGCCGCATTTGTGAAGAGATTGGTCATGAGTTGCCTCGTTACTTGTAGTAGTCAGCCAAACGATCCAGGACAAACTGAATGTTGTTGTCGATGAAGGTTTCATCCTTCGTCCACATGTCCTGGGGGGAACGGATCTTCTCGCCCGCACTTTCTTTTGTCATACGGGTCTGGAAGACGTACTTGACGCCCCGCTCCTTGTCATCGTCACTGACAGTAAGCAGGGGATTCTTATATGCCTCAACCAGACGTAGCGGAATCTGCTTGGACATGACAACGGTAGTGAAGAAGCTCTCCACACCGAGATTTTTGAGTGCGCCCTTCACGGGCACTGCTGTCACCTTCATCATCGCCTCTTCATCGAGGATGGTGTAGGCGTGAGCCAGGAAGATGAACTGCTTAGAGCTGTTCGCTACATATACCTGCATGAGCTCCTGGAAGTAGGTGAAGTAGTCGCCCCACGCTTTCTGCGTGTTAGCCGCCTTCTTGATGATGTTCGTCTCGAACATGGTCATCAGAAAGTCGAGGGTGTCAATCACCACCGTGTGAACGCTGGCCGTCTTGTCGGCATACTGGATGCCTTCATAGACCTGATACGGGTCTGTGATGTTGTAGCACTGGAGCTTCCCAGGCTTGAACGGCAGACGCTTGTTCTCACAGTTGAGATAGATGACACCTTCCGGTTCACGCAGATGTGAAAGGGACAGCGATTTACCGGAGGCTGACAAGCCTTCGATCAAAACGAGTTGTTCAGACATTACTGTTCTCGAGCCTTACGGGCCATGGTGGTGAAGACGGTTCGACGGAGTTCATCAACCGTCAACGGGTTTGGAAGCTTGTTATTGAACTCACGGACAATAGCTTCGGCCTCCACATAGGGCTTACCCTTGGACATCAGCATCGTGCCGTAGCGGAACAAGAGATTGTTACGTCCACCGCCTTCAGCAATCTGGTTGGCGAACCAGCGCTCGACAGCCGGGAGATTGGTGAGGTTCTCTATGCTCTGCATGTACGTGAGGTTGCGTCCAGTTCTCGGAATGAAGGGCAGCACATCAAGGAGCTCCCCTTCGTTCACAAACTGTACGCCGTCGAAGCTCTCCCATTTGCGAGAACGCTGCCAGGTTGCTTCATCCATCTCGAACGGAACCCATTTCGCCAGATTGGACATGAACTGGGTGTAGTCACGGGCATCAAGACGAAGCTCATGGCTCATGGGGAGAATGACACGGAAGCGATGATTGGTATTCTCATCGTGTCGTTTGGTCGTGTAGATGCGATAGGTATAGGGAGCCAGCAATTCTATCGCTTCGGGAAGCTGCATCCCAGTATCCACATCCAGAACGACCAGAGCAAACCCGGTCTTGAGGCAGTTGTCCTCGGTACGATGACCTTCACCGTTCTCACCTCCAATCAAATGATGATTGATCCAATGAAGTCCGTTGGTAGCGGTGAGCTTACCGAGCTGATCCCAGGGGGCATACTCGTTACGATAGTTGTACGCAACATGCGTAGACCAGGCGATGGGCAGTTTCTTCAGGTTTACTGGCTTGAGTGTTTCACCACGGAAGAACTCGATACCATCGACTACGGTCTTGCGGATGATGATGTTGTTGCGATAGCCCCAGGCCGAAGCCATCTGGATCATCTCGTTCCTGGACGCATTGCCGCCCTTGTAGAACGGCAGCTCATCCATCAGGTCTGCATGGGTCATGTCATTCGGACACTGCGCCAGGAACTTGCTGAGACGCATGTACGGACGTTCACGCTGGAACAGACGAGTGAAAGCTGCACCGCTCTCTTCGACCAGTGTCATGGCTTGGTGAATGTGCTCAATCTCAACTCGATTGTTGAGATCAAGAGCAGCATAAACACCAGCCAACTTCAGA